GAAGCTAAGGGTAATCCTGTAGAGGCTAAACGTCTTGCTGGTTATGCAGATTCTGTATCTTCTACAAGCATTACAGGTGTGCTTCAGGATGAAATCTATGAAGCTACTAAACGCTACATTGCTTCCTCTGGTACACGTGTTGCATATGGTATGATGGAAGTATTTAATGATCCTACACAGTTAGGCAATAAAGAAAAAATAGCAGTAGCTAAGGATTTTTTAGACCGTGCAGGATTTGTAAAAACAGATAAGATAGAAGTAAAGGCTGAAAGTCCTTTATTTATTTTACCAGCTAAAAATGAAAACTAATAAGACTTGGAGGCTACCTCCACCAGAGAAACTAAGTAGTGGTCTTCAATGGTTTCCTGTCGTCCGTGTAGGCAGGGTAGTGCCTTTTGGTTACGAGCAAGACCCTAACGATGAAGACATACTACTACCTCTAACTGAGGAACTAGAAACACTGGAACTAGCAAAGAAACATCTTAAGCAATATAGCTATAGGGATGTTGCAATTTGGTTAAGCGAACAAACTGGCAGGTCAATCTCTCATGTCGGACTAATGAAAAGAGTAAAACTTGAGCGAAAACGTAAGACAGACGCTGAAAATGCACGGTACTACGCCCAGCGCTACAAAGAAGCGGAAGCAAAAGCGAGGCGTCTTGAAGAAGAAAGATTCGGTTCAATTAGAAAAGAAACCGAAGACAGTTCCAGCGACAGTACTGCCAGAGCCGATTGAAATAGAAAAGGCTCAAGAAGTTATCTTTGAGGCTAATCCCGGCCCTCAAACAGACTTTCTTTCAGCTTCAGAACAAGAGGTTTTATATGGAGGAGCAGCAGGTGGGGGCAAGTCTTTTGCTATGTTGGCTGATCCTGTTAGGTATTTTAACAATCCTTTGTCTAATAAACTTCTAGTCCGTAGAAGTACAGAGGAACTAAGAGAACTTATATCTGTTTCAAAGCAACTATATCCCAGAGCAATTCCGGGAATTAAGTTTTTAGAAAGAGAAAAGACTTGGATAGCTCCTTCTGGTGCGTCTTTATGGTTAAGTTATTTAGATAGGGATGATGATGTTTCTAGGTATCAAGGACAAGCTTTTAACTGGATTGGTTTTGACGAACTTACCCAATGGCCTACACCTTTTGCTTGGAATTATATGAGGTCACGACTACGTACTACTAAGAACAGTGGACTTGATCTTTATCAAAGGGGAACTACAAACCCCGGAGGTGCAGGTCATCAATGGGTTAAGAAAACTTTTGTAGACCCTGCACCGCATAATACTAGCTTTGACGCTACTGATCCAGAAACACAAGAAGTTATAGCTTGGCCTAAAGGACACTCAAGAGAAGGTGAGCCTTTATTTAAACGTAGGTTTATTCCTGCTACTTTGTTTGACAATCCTTATCTTGCTGATGATGGTATGTATGAAGCTAACTTACTGTCTTTACCTGAGCATCAACGTAAGCAACTGCTTGAAGGTAACTGGGATGTAAATGAAGGTGCTGCTTTTCCTGAATGGAATCGTAACATACACGTAGTAGAGCCTTATGAGATACCTAGTAGCTGGGCAAAGTTTAGGGCTTGTGACTATGGTTATGGTTCTTACACAGGAGTAGTGTGGTTTGCTGTAGCACCTGATGAACAGCTTGTAGTCTACAGAGAAATGTACTGCTCAAAGGTCATAGCTACTGACCTAGCTGATATGATCTTAGAAGCAGAAGAAGGTGAAAAAATTAGGTATGGAGTTTTGGACTCTTCTTTGTGGCATAATCGTGGTGATACTGGCCCATCTCTTGCTGAACAAATGATTATGAAGGGTTGTAGGTGGAGACCCTCGGACAGATCAAGAGGCTCTAGAGTAGCTGGTAAAAACGAACTACACAGGCGTTTACAGGTAGATGACTTTACAGAAGAACCTAGGTTAGTATTTTTTAACAGTTGCAGTAATGTAATAAGTCAAATACCAGCTTTGCCTTTAGACAAAAACAACCCTGAAGATGTGGATACACATGCAGAAGACCACTTGTACGATGCACTACGTTACGGTATAATGACACGACCAAGGAGCAGTCTATTTGATTTTGATCCATCTACACAAAACAGTGGGTTTCAAGCAGCAGACCCTACATTTGGATATTAAGGAAAAATAATGGAAGAAGACTATATTGAAAACGCTATGGAGTCTGAGCAATCTTCAGCTATTGAGGATGTAAAAGATTCTGCATATAGCGACCCTAAATCTGGCAATATCTTTAACTATGTTCAAAGTAAATATAGAAAAGCATCTGATGCTAGGGAAACAGAAGAAAATCGTTGGTTAAAATCTTATCAAAACTACAGAGGTATTTATAGCTCTGATGTACAATTTACTTCTACAGAAAAGTCTCAGGTATTTATTAAGGTTACTAAGACAAAAGTTCTTGCCGCATATGGACAGATTGTAGAAGTACTATTTGGAAATCATCGTTTTCCTATTAGTGTTGATCCTACTACTTTGCCCGAAGGTGTAGAAGAATCAGTACACTTTGAGTCTGATGACAAACTTAAAAAAGCTTTAGAAGCTTCTCCCGAAGATATGAAGTTAAAACCGGGAGAAACTACACCTCAACTGCAAGAACGTCTTGCGGGATTACAAAACAAGTTAGCTCCTGTAACAGACGATTTAAAAGAAGGTCCGGGAAAAACTGCTACTGAAATTACTTTTCATCCTGCAATGATTGCAGCTAAAAAAATGGAAAAAAGAATACACGATCAGTTAGAAGAGTCTAATGCTAATAAACAACTACGTGTAGCTGCATTTGAAGCTGCTTTGTTTGGTACAGGTGTTATGAAAGGACCATTTGCTGTAGATAAAGAATATCCTAGCTGGTCTGATTCTGGTGAGTACTCACCTAGTATTAAAACAGTTCCTCATACAGCCAGTGTTTCTATCTGGAACTTCTACCCTGACCCAGATGCTGCCAATATGGACGAGGCAGAGTTTGTAATTGAACGTCACAAAATGTCTCGTAGTAAAATGCGTGGTTTAAAACGCAGACCTTTCTTTAGAAAGAATGCTATTGATACTGCTATCTCTTATGGTGAAAACTATACAAAAGAGTGGTGGGAGCAAGTAATGGAAGATGATACTCAAGAAGCAAGAGCAGAACGTTTTGAGGTTCTTGAGTTTTGGGGTATGATTGACACAGAAATGTTAAAAGATCATGATATTGATGTGCCAAAAGAAATGAAAAACTTAGATCAAGTTAGCGTAAACATTTGGACTTGTAACAACCAAGTGTTACGTTTGGTTATGAATCCTTTTACTCCTTCTACTATTCCATACTACGCTGTTCCTTATGAGCTAAATCCTTACAGCTTGTTTGGTGTAGGTATTGCTGAAAACATGGATGACACACAGACCCTAATGAATGGGTTTATGCGCATGGCTGTAGATAATGCTGCACTGTCAGGCAATATGGTAATAGAAGTAGATGAAACTAACCTAGTTCCGGGACAAGACTTAAGTGTGTACCCCGGAAAAGTCTTTAGACGTCAAGGGGGTGCGCCGGGACAAGCAATCTTTGGCACCAAGTTCCCCAACGTATCTAACGAAAACATGCAGATGTTTGACAAGGCCAGAGTTCTAGCTGATGAATCTACGGGTTTTCCTAGCTTCGCTCATGGTCAGACAGGAGTTCAAGGTGTCGGACGTACAGCTTCTGGCATTAGTATGCTCATGTCTGCTGCTAATGGTTCTATACGGAATGTAGTTAAGAATGTAGATGATTATCTCCTAGGTCCATTAGGTAAAGCATTCTTTAGTTTTAATATGCAGTTTAACTTTGATGAAGATATCAAAGGTGATCTTGAAATTAAAGCACGTGGTACTGAAAGCCTGATGGCTAACGAAGTACGTAGTCAACGTTTAATGCAATTCCTTGGTGTGGTACAGAATCCTGTACTAGCTCCTTTTGCTAAGATGGATTACATTATACGTGAGATTGCTAAGTCTATGGACCTTGATCCTGACAAGCTGGTTAATAACATGGGTGATGCTGCAGTACAGGCTGAGATACTTAAAAAGTTCCAAGCAGAGAATCCAGAGCCACCTAAACCACAAGCAGGACCACCACAGGCAGGTCCACAGAAGCCACCAGCGGGGGCACAGGTACAAGACACCCAAGGTAGCGGTGGGGGTACCATAGGAACAGGCTCGGTGCCTACACCGGGAGAACAGGGCTTCTCAGCTAATAAAGGACCAATGCAGTGAGTTTAAAACTACTGGTAAACAACAAAGAAGCATGGGATGCTTTTGAAGCAGAACTAGATGAGCGTATTCAGGCAAGTTACAAAATGTTTTCTCAGTCAGACGAAGAGCATGTAATGTATAGGCTGCAAGGTCAGGTACATGCCTTGAATGCACTAAAGCAACTTAGACTAAAGGTTAATGCAAATGGCTAAAGATCAAACAGAAATGGCTTTTATGGAAAATGCAGATGAAACAATAGACCCAGTATCAGGTAATGATGTACCTCCCGGTTCTCTACCAGAGGAAGTACGGGATGACATTGATGCTAAACTTAGTGAGGGTGAGTATGTTGTTCCTGCTGATGTTGTTCGTTATTACGGTGTAAAGTTTTTTGAAAATCTTCGTACAAAAGCAAAACAGGGCTTGCAACAGATGGATGAAGATGGTAGAATAGGTGGTGAGCCTACTTCAGAAATGTTTTTGCCTTTTGATGTGTCTGAGTTAGAAGTAGAAGATGAAAATGGCGTTCGTATGGCCGTAGGAGGTTTAGTTCCCGGATATTATGTTGGAGGAGGAGTAGGCTCTAGTTTTGGTGGTGGGTACGGGTATGGAGACCCTTTTAAAACACCTACTGTTGTTAAACCACCTGAACCTGTTGCTCCTGTTACTCCGGGTGTTCCTAGTACTGGTTCATACGTAAGAACTTATTACGATAGATACGGTAATCCTGTTTCTATAATGTTTATTAATGGACAACCTCAACAGTCTTTGGAGGGATTAACTACAAGTAATCCAGATAGAACAGATACTGTACAAGAAAATCAAAGGTTTGAGGGTGCAAAGTTAAATGATTTGGGACAACCTATTGATAAAGATGGTAATATTATTACGGCTTCTAGTTCAGGTGGATTTAATCTTCCCTCTTTTGGATTTGGTACTAGTGCAGCAGAAGAATTTGATTATGCAAAAACTTTAGCAGATGAAACAGATTTAGATCGTTATAAAAAAATAGGAGCTTATGCTTCTGGGGAGTTAGCTAAAAATAAACCTTCTCTTCTTGGCAGAATTGGACAAGCTTTAATTGGCGTTGGTGTAGGTACAATTGCTGGACCTGCTGCTGGTCTAATAGCAGGACAAGCCTATGGAATAAATAAAAACCAACAAAACATAGCTGATGCCCAACTTTCTTTAAAAGTATTGGAGTCTCAGTATACTGGTAAAGATATTAATGCTACTGGTGCAACTGTAGGGTATAAACCTGATCCACCCAAATCAAAAAACGCAGCAATTAAATCAGCTTATGATGCGTTAAAGAAAGAACTAAAAATTACTGCAGATCAAAATCCAAGTTTTTTTAAACAAGCAATGGGACTTGTTGCACCCGATATAGACGCAAGATTTAAAAAACTAGGCCTTAACCAAAAAGCTATTACAGCAGATGCTATAATAGCAGAAAATCAACAAGGAGTAAAAAGTGCAGCAGAATTAGCTCAAGATGCAAGATTAGGTCTAGCAAAAACTAAGTGGGCAGGGCAACCTAAAAAAAATGTAAGCTGGAACCAAACTGGTCCAACTAATGAAACATATGAAAAGTATGTTAATATAGGTAGGCAGTCCGAAAGAATTACTGCTAGAGGTCAGGTTATGCGTACTCAAGCAGATGCATATAATCAAAACAGAGCTGATGATCAGGCTGCTGGTGCTAAACGTGCTGGTGAAAGGGCTGCTGCAAGAAGAGCTGCTAATAGTCGGGATGGTTATACAGATAAACAGGGTAAAACTCATAGAACTGGACAAGATGCTGTAGATGCATTTAATAGGGATAACGCAGACGATATTAGAACAAAGTATGGTGGTAATAAACAGACAGATAGTAATGGAGAAAACTCAGGATGTTTTTTAACAACTGCTATAGTAGAACATCGCGGAGAATCTGATGATGGACCTACTTTAACAAAACTTCGTCATTTTAGGGATACTTATCTAGTTGACTACCCAGAAGAAATAAAAAAATATTACAATATTGCACCTAAGATTGTTGCGGCAATACCTAAGAATAACCCTGAATGGGATTGGGTAGGTACACAGATTGACTCTGCTATTCAAGATATAGATAATAACATGCCAGATAAAGCCCATAAAACTTATAAAAATATGGTGTTAAAACTAGAAACAAATTGGTTAAATTAAAGGAACAAACTATGGAAATTGATTTTGCAGAAGTATCTGATAACTATATGGCACTACCAGAAGAAGAAAAGAATATAGTGCGCGAAGGAATGACAGGGCCAATGGGAAATATTATTGGTAAGGTATTTGGGCCAGAATTTATGGAAGGAATAGGAACTTTTGCTGCTCCCTCTACTCCCGATGCTATGGTTGCCCCCACCCCAAGTTCTACAACTACCCCTAAACCAAAGAAACGTACAATGGCTCCAACAATGCCTCAACAACAACCACAAGCTAAACCACAAGGATTGGCTGCACGACCACAACGATAAGGCTACCCAGTTACGACTGGCCCCAACATAAGGAAATAAAATGCCTGAACTAACTACAATGGAAACACCTAAGACTGCAGGGTTTGTAAACCCTAAACACAATAACCGTAATCGTAAACGTATTGAACAAGAAGAAAAAGAACTAGAAGAACTTCTAAGTCCCAAAGAGGAGCAAGAAGTTGAAGCCAAAGAAGATGTTTCTGACGCACCTGCAGAGGTCAAGGAAGAAGAAACAGAAAACCTCAGTCGGGAAGAAAAGTCTTTTAAGAAACGCTATGGTGATCTACGTAGACACGCAGCGGAGAAAGAAAAAGAATACAAGGAACGTCTTGAAGCCCTAGAACATCGTATGGCTAACGAGACTATTATTCCTCCCAAGTCAGATGAAGACATTGCTGAATGGGCTAACAACCACCCTGATGTAGCCAGTATAGTTGAGACTATTGCTGCTAAAAAAGCACAGGAAATGTTTGACAAAGCGGATAGCCGCTTAAAAGAACTAGATGCTATTAATGTTCAAGCATCACGTAAAACTGCAGAGAATCAAATTCGTGAGGTTCATGCTGACTTTGATGACTTAAGAGACTCAGACACATTTCATGACTGGGTAGAAGAACAACCTAAGTGGGTACAGGATGCACTGTATGAAAATGCAGAAGATGCTCGTTCAGTAGTACGTGTAATTGATCTGTATAAATCAGACAAGGGTATGACAAAAGAAGGTAAGAAAGCTAAGACTAAAGCTGCTGCCTCTGCTATTGTTAAAAGTTCTAAGGCAGAACTAGACGCAGACGAGACTCAAGGCTCTATTAAAGAATCTGATGTTAAGCGTATGACAGCCCAAGAATTTGAAAAACGAGAAGAAGAAATTACTAAAGCAATACAATCTGGTAAATTTATTTACGATATATCAGGTTCTGCGCGTTAATACCTATTGACAAAAGTATTTTTGTCAGTATAACTAGGGGTATAGTAAAAAGAAGCCACCATTATGGTCTACCTTCCCTACTAACCCCAATCAAACTAAACAAAAAAAGAATAAGACTTACCTGTTTAAGTATAGGCCCGGATTTCCGCACCCTAGAAAATTACAGCCTCTTATGTTTTGTGTTTAGCTCACAAAGCCTACACTTTATAGGAGGATTAATTATGGCTTTTACAACAGCAACAGGTTATGGGAATTTACCGAATGGTAATTTTAGCCCTGTAATCTATTCTAAAAAAGTACAACTTGCTTTCCGCAAGAGTACTGTATGTGGTGATATCACCAACTCTGATTATTTTGGCGAGATTGCCTCACAAGGTGACACCGTTAAAATCATCAAAGAACCAGAAATTTCTGTTTCGCAGTATGCACGTGGCACAAATGTCACTGCGCAAGACTTGCAAGATGAAGATTTCTCGTTAGTCATTGACAAAGCTAATTATTTTGCTTTCAAAATGGATGACATTGAAGAGGCTCACAGCCACGTCAATTTCATGGACCTTGCAACAAGTCGTGCTGCATACCGTCTAGCTGACAATCATGACCAAGAAGTTCTTGGCTATATGTCTGGTTACGCACAGTCTGCTAATCACAGTGCCGCTGGTGCTTTGAATACAACTGTTAATGGCACTAAAGCAGTGTCAACTGCTGGTTCTAACGAACTGCTTTCCTCTATGCAACTGCATAAGGATGACTTTGGCAACATTACTACAAGCTCCGCAGGAACACACTCTATTCCTCTGGCTGCACGTTTGCCCGGTGCTACTGCACTTCCAACTGCTACGGCTTCACCAGCAATGGTTGTTGCTCGTATGGCTCGTTTGCTTGATCAACAGCAAGTTGACAAACAAGGACGGTGGATTGTAGTTGATCCAGTATTCATGGAAATTCTTGCTGATGAAGATTCACGCTTCATGAATGCAGACTTCGGTGAATCAGGTGGACTGCGTAATGGTTTGGCACTTAATAACTTCCACGGTTTCCGTGTGTATTCCTCGTCTAACCTGCCATCGGTAGGTACTGGACCCGGAACTAGCGGTTCTGCCAACCAACTGACTAACTTCGGTGTTATTGTAGCTGGTCATGATTCTGCTGTAGCAACTGCCGAGCAGATTAACAAAACAGAAACATATCGTGACCCTGACAGCTTTGCTGACATTGTTCGTGGTATGCATCTATACGGTCGTAAGATTCTTCGTCCTGAAGCAATCGTTACAGCCCGTTATAACGCAGCTTAAGGGAGTAATATAATATGGCTACTTATGACATGACTTCCAGTGATACTGCTGGCGTTGGGGCAAATGTTCTTGCTGTTCCAACAAATGTTGGTAATACTGTACGGACCATTGAAGCAATCTTAGACATTGACGCAATGGTAACTGCTGGTTACTCTGGTGCAGATGGGGATATCTTTCAACTGTTAGAAATTCCTGCTGAATCAGTTATTGTTGCTGCTGGTGCAGAAATCATGAAGTCCTTTACGGCTTCTTGTACCTGTAATATTGACTTCGCTGGTGGCGATGACATTATTGACGGTGCTGCATTAGATGCTGCTGCTGGTACATACCTTGCAAAAGGTACTAACGGTGAAGCTAACGTTGTTAATACAGGCGCAGCTTCTACGTTTGCTGCTGCTGCTCTGGCATGTGTTGGTGCTGCTGATACCATTGACGTTGTTGTTGCTGGTGCTGCACCCGCTACTGGACGCCTTCGGGTATACGCAGTAATTGCAGACGTTTCAGCCGCAATGACTGAGGCTGCTGTAGCACAGCGTGACCAAGTATAATAAACCTATATACTTTGGGGCTGGCTATATGCTGGCCCCATTGGTGTATCAAGTTTACAGAACAAAAAACTCTTGGTATAATTTTAAGGGATTGTAATGGCGTATACGTATTTAGATATTACTAACGAAGTCATTGCTCGTTTTAACGAGGTTCCTCTTACATCCTCTAACTTTATTGCAGCTAGAGGGTTTCAAATACAATGTAAAAATGCAGTAAATGATGCTATTGATTATATTAATACAAGTGAATTTAGTTGGCCTTTTAACCACGACACACAGACAGACACTTTAACTGCTGGTACTACAAGATATACTATTCCTACCACTGCAAAGCATGTAGATTACGATACCTTTAGACTTGTTAAGGATACATCTTTAGGTGCTTCTGGGGGTAACTTAAGTTTATTAGACTATAAAGAGTATCTAAAAAACTATATCACACAAGAAGATCAGGCAGATGTCGGTGGCGTACCACGTAATGTGTTTAGAACTCCTGACAATAACTATGGTCTATACCCTTACCCAGATAAAGCGTACTCTTTAAAGTACGAATACTACTCCTACACAACTGCTATGTCAGCGGCTACAGACGTTCCTGCAATACCTGAACAGTACAGAGCTGTTATAGCAGATGGTGCTACAGCATATGGCTATCAGTATAGAGGAGAATCACAACAGTTTCAGTTAAACTTTCAAAGGTTTGAAGCTGGAATAAAAAATATGAGAAGTTTATTAGCCAACAGAATGGATTATGTAAGTTCTAGTATGATTACACGGTCATCAAAACCTGCAAGTTTATTTGGTTAAGGATTAACTATGGCAGACGAATCAGGTCTTAATCCTTTTATCTTTCCTTGTCAGGGTGGGTTGGTACTTAACCGATCTACTTTTACTATGGAACCGGGGCAAGCTTTTGAGTTACAAAACTTTGAGCCTGACATTAAAGGTGGCTACCGTAGAATAAATGGCTATGCTAAATGGAATGCTAATATAGTTCCACAGACCGCTGCCTCTACTGAAAAAGTATTGATGTCTGCTTATCATAATGGAGAGATTATTGCTGCTAGAGGTACTAAAGTTTTTAGAGCATCTGATGCAACTACGCTTCTTAATGGTGCAGTAAACAATTCAGTTACCACTCTTACAATAGATAGCACTACAGCTTTTAGTACAACAGGTACAATCCTTATCGGTACAGAGCAGATTACCTACACAGGTAAAAGTGCTACACAACTTACTGGTTGCACACGTGGAGCTAATAGTACTACTGCCGCTGCACACTTAGACAATGCTGCAATAGAACAGTACTGGACTCAAATAGACACAGGCCGTACAGGTGCAGAAAAATATAATTTTTACAGGCAAAATTTAGCTGGCACTGATACTATTATATTTGCAGATGGAGTTAATAGAGCTTCTTACTTTTCTTCAGGCAACTCAGTAACGGATATAAATGGCACAGGAACACCTACTGATCCTAAGTTTGTAACAGGACATAGAAGTACTTTATTCTTTGCTGGTATGTCTAGCAACCCACAAGAGCTTGTTTTTTCTGCTCCATACTCAATTACAGATTTTACTGCTGCTAATGGTGCAGGTTCTATTAATGTAGAAAACCCTATTACTGGTTTGTTTCCGTTTCGTGACTCTCTTATTATATTTTGTGAAGAACGTATATTTAAATTAGTTGGTAATAGTATAGCAGACTTTCAGTTACTTCCTGTATCTCGTAATGTTGGTTGCATGAATGGTTTTACTATTCAAGAATTTGCTGGTGATGTTGTATTCTTAGCAAGAGATGGTCTTAGAACTATTGCTGGTACTGAAAGAATTGGTGATGTTGAGCTTGGAAGTATTAGTACACCTGTACACCAACTGTTTAGTGCCTACAGTAATATAAGTGAATTTGATTCTTTAGTTGTACCTGATAAAACTCAGTACCGTATATTCTTTTGCGATACCACATCTTCTACAGACGCAAGAACTACAGCGAAAACTAAAGGTGTGATATGCCACAGGACAGAACAAGGTTATGAGTTTTCTGAAACACTAGGTATTCAACCTTCTTGTACAGATCACATTAATGATGATGGTGTTGTATATATTACACACGGTGGTTACGATGGGTATGTATACAGACAAGAACAAGGTAGTACTTTTGACGGCACTACTATTATAGGACGATACAGATCACCTGACTTAGCTATGGGTGACGCAGGTATACGAAAGAACTTTCAAAGAGTTATTATTAACTATTCTCCTGAAGGTGTAGTAAACTCTGATTTATTCTTACGTTACGACTATGAAGACCCTAATGCACCACGTCCTGCTGCTTATCCTTTTGACAGTACTAAAGTTGTTGCTATTTATGGTTCATCCACATACGGTACTGCTACATACGGTGGTCAGTCTAACCCTCTTGTTAGGCAAGCAGTAGAAGGTAGTGGCTTTGCAATAGCACTAAGGGTTGTTGATAATGGTACGTCAGAACCTTACTCACTCAAAGGCTTTCAGTTAGAATTTGATGCAGCCGCAAGGCGTTAAAGGAGAAATAAATGGCTGGTTATACACGGCAGTCCACATACACAGATGGTGATATCATTGATGCATCAGACTCTAATGATGAGTTTGACCAGCTTTTAGCTGTCTTTAATGCTACCTCTGGACACACACACGATGGTACTGCTGCAGAAGGCGCAGCTATTACTAAGCTATTAAGCAATACACTTACATTTGGTGCTGGCAGTGCTGGCACAGACATTACAATAACTTTTGATGGCGAGTCAAATGATGGTGTACTAAAGTGGATGGAGGATGAGGATTACTTTGAGTTTTCTGATGATCTACTTATTGCGTCAACCGAAAAAGTCCAGATTCGTGATACTGGTATTTATCTTAACTCTAGCACTGACGGCCAGCTTGATGTAGTAGCTGATGGTGAGGTGCAGATTGCATCTCCTATCGTAGACATTAATGCTTCCACAGGACTAGCCTTAGATGGTGCTAATCTTAACTCTGCATGGACTGTCAATACAACTAACAAGATTCAGTTTCGTGATACAGGCCTGTACATTAACTCTAGTACAGACGGACAGCTTGACATTGTAGCTGACACAGAGATACAGATTGCTGCCACTACCATTGACATGAATGGTGCTGCAGACATCTCAGGAAACTTAGCTGTAGGTGGTAATCTTACTGTAGCTGGTAATGCAACTGTAACTGGCACTACTACCTTTAATGGTGGAACAATTACTATCGGTGATGCTGCAACAGATAACGTTGTGTTTGGTGCTGATGTAGACTCAAGTATTATTCCTGACGATGATGACACATATGATTTAGGTTCAGCTAGTCAAGAATGGCGAGACCTTTACATAGATGGTACTGCACACATAGACACACTAGACGTTGATGCTAATGCTACTGTAGCAGGAACTTTGGGTGTAACTGGTGTGTTGACTACTACAGCTACACAGGTAGCAACTGGTGGAATCACAAGTGGTTCAAACATTGTTTCTGACACAGACAGTACGGATGATCTTGGTACAACCAGTGTTCGTTGGGCTAATTTGTTTGTTGATGGTATTACTGCAACTGATCAAATAACAGCTACTGGATTTACTGGTACATTAGATGGTATTCTTGGGTCTGGTACTGCTGCTGCTGCAACTGTAACAACTCTTGATACAAGTGGTGCTGTTAATTTAAATCTTACTACTGACTCAACTAGCTCAACTTCAGGTGCTTTGATTGTTGACGGTGGTGTTGGTATAGCTAAGAAGTTGTTCGTTGGTACAGACCTAGATGTAGATGGAACAACTAACCTTGACGCAGTAGATATTGATGGTGCAGTACAGCTAGATGCTACACTTACAGTTGGTGCTAACGATCAAGGCTACGATGTAATCCTGTACGGTGATACAGCTTCAGCTAACATGACTTGGGATACTTCAGCAGATGATCTTATTTTTAATGGTGCTGCTGGTCTTGTTGTACCTGACGGACAACTAACACTAGGCTCTACTGCTGTTACATCTACTGCTGCTGAGTTAAACCTTCTTGATGGTGTATCAGGCTTAGTACAGGCTGACTTAACTAAGTTAGCTGCTGTAGATTCAACCGCTGCTGAACTTAATATTGTAGATGGTGGCACTTCAGCTACTTCTACTACTGTAGCTGATGCAGATCGTGTTGTTCTGAATGACAATGGCACTATGGTGCAGGTTGCAGTAACAGACTTAGCTGCATACTTTGATGATGAAATCACTGCTATGCCTAACCTAGTTAGTACAGGGGCTTTAAACACAGGTAGTATTACCAGTGG